CTATACCAAAGCATACGGCGTGAGGATGTGGCTCGCTGGCAAGCTCATTCGACTGGCTGAAATAGTTGGAAGCCAGACACTCACGTTCAGCATTAAAGAAAGCAACAAGGGGGACAAGTCATGAGTAACGAAATGCAGCTTTTAATTACAGTCAGGTTTCCAGAGTGGTCACAAGTTCATCACGACGGCACGCTGCATAAATACAAAGCCTATGGCAGAAAGTATTTGTTCACGATGCCAATCATTCCATTTCCAGATTGGGAGCAGACTGACGAACGCTGGGAAACATACGATGAACTGAAGATTGTGAAAGACAATTTCATCAAGTCATTCAAAGCCAGCAGCAGGGGTGAATTCAAGGGCGAGATTCTGTTTGTTGAGCCAGCAGATATAAGCGAACTAAAATCGGTTGATTTGCAATGAGCATCATCAACGACAAAACAGAAAAGCTCCATGACTCAATCAAAAAGAGCCTAGAACGTACCGACCACTATTACGCAGTGACCATCATCAATGGTGAGGTATTTCTCGACGGACGTGTCGCAGGCTTCGAAGAGCGCGTTGCAATGATTGACCATTTGAGCGAAGCAATAAAGAAGCTCACAGCTTAACCATTTACAAAGCAGGGTATAATAAAGACATGACAAAGCATTTCGACATCGTCAAGCAAATTCCGAAAAAACCCGAAACTGCGCCACCTTTCAATCCATACAAGGGGCATGAGTATCGGCTGTTTTTGGTGTGGTCGAACATTCCTGTGCTACTCAAGACAGGCAATCGAGCCAATCTGGAATCCATGGGCGTTGATGATGAAGAATTGTTGGTGCTTTCTGAATGCAAAACCCTTGGGGACTTCGCAGACAAATTCGGAGTTTCGCGCGACACACTCACTGAATGGAAGACAAAGCCTGTGCCAGTCGAGTTTGAAAAGATTGATTGGCGAGCTTGGGCGAAGCAACTGACCAAGAACGTCGTCAACTATTTGTACGAGGGCATCAGGGTCGACAAGGACGCCGCACGCATCAAGCTGTGGCTTCAGGCTGTCGATGGCTATGTGGAAGAGTCATCAGTCAACACCAACCTTGCAACGACCACTCTTGAGGGTGTACGCGACATCGTGACAACATTGAATAAAGCAAAGGAACAGCCAGCGCATGAACCCGAACCCGCTCCAGAAGCTGACGAACGAAGCAATTCAGACAGCCAACAGTGAGCTTCACAATGAGCGACTCATTGCCAAGCAGCTGTGCGCCATGTTCTTCAAGGATGACGATGGCAAGCCTTTCCAGTTGACCGATGGACAGGCTGACATCTGGAACATCATTATGCTCAAGCGCCACAGTCGCAACCAAGCAGAGACAACCACGCAGTACGGAAAGTCAGAGGTAATCTCAATGGCAACCGATTTACGCGCCACTGCCTTTCGGGAAAAGTTCACCATCCTCGCTGGAGACCAAAACAAATCAGACATTATCATGGGGAAAGCCATCAACCACCTGTTTGACCATCCATTCTTAACGCAGCAGATTGAACTTGAGGGCATACCGAAACTCGAAAAACTCAAGCACCAAAGAAGCCAAGACCGCATCACGTTCCGCGACGGCGGCGAGATTCGCACATTGACTGCCGACGCTCGCAACCGAAAGCGCGTCAAGGAGACGCTGACTGGTCAGGGCGCTCGAAACATTATTGAGGATGAAGCTTCACTGATACCAGACGACCTGCAAGCCATGGTCATGCGCATGCTCGGTGGACACAGAGACGCTTGGATATTCAAAATTGGGAATCCATTCTATCGCAACCACTTCTATCGTTCATCGAAGAATCCGAACTACTACCACATACACATTGATTACAAGCAGGCAATGGCAGAGGGGCGGCTCACCGAAAGCTTTATTGAAGAGATGCGCACCGAACCATTCTTCGACGTGCTGTACGAGGTCAAATTCCCGCCAGACGACCAATTTGTCACTGGTGGTTATCGACGACTATTCACCGACCAGATGATTGAAGAAGCACTTATATCACAAGAAGAGTACGAAGAAATGTTGTCAAACAAGGACAACACAATCGAGCTGGAGTCAGGCGTCAAGGTTCTCAAGGGCGAACGCCGCATGGGTAATGACTTTGCGGGCGGTGGTTCAGACCGTTCAAGCTATGTATTCCGCACACCACAAGTCATGAAGCTTGAAGAGACCAACAACAGCGAAGACACCATGCAGCAGGTTGCCAAGGTGCAAGAGTACCGCGATAAGTATGAAGTCGCTTCAGCAAACATCGGCAATGACTATGGCGGGCTAGGGCAAGGCATCAGTGACCGCTTGTATGAGCTGGACGTTTACGTCAACAAGGTCATGTTCGGCGGCGGTGCATCAGACCGCGCCAAATTCAAGAACAAACGTGCCGAAATGTATTTCCTCATGAAACAGTGGATGGAGAACGGTGGCAAGATTATCGACAGTCCAGAATGGCAGGAGCTGGCTGCGGTGTATTACAAAACAGACTCATCAAGCCGTTTCCAGATTGAGCCGAAAGAGGATTTGAAGAAGCGCCTGAAAGAATTGGGGCTGACCGTCACGTCGCCTGACGTTGCCGATGCTGGAGCGTTGACCTTTGCCGACAATATCGAGATGATAAGTGATGATGATTTTGAAGTTATATGATAAAGTAAACACAAGAGGAATTGCGCTCAATGGGTAAACTAACAAAAGCCATATCAACCAGAGTTCAGAAAGCTTTGACCTTTGCAGGCGAAAGCTTCATGACGTGGACAAATACATATTCACAGCACCGCAGCCGACGCGCATTCCTGCGGTTGTATCGCGGGCTAGTTATGACCATCATTTCGGCGATTGCCGACGACGTTTCGAAATACGTTCCTATTTTTTACAAGAAAGACAGTCGCACAGGCAAGCCAACAGTCATGCAGCATGAGTTCGAAAAGGTACTGGAGCGCCCGAACCCTCGCCTTTCGAAAGCTGATTTACTCATTGCCACACAGTCATTCATCGAGCTAGTCGGCAACGCTTTCTGGTATCTATCCATTGAAGAGCGCAGCCGAAAGGTTCGTGAGATTTACCTCATGCGCCCTGACCGCGTCAAAGTAGCCATCGACAAGAAGACTGGCGACATTGTTGGCTACACATTCCGCAATGATGACGGCACTGAACTGCCGCTTGAAGTTGATGAAGTCGAACACATCAAAACATTCAATCCAGAAGACGAATATTATGGTCTTGGAACTGTCGAAGCTGGCATCATTTACATTGAGACCGAAGAAGATTCAGCAGTATTCCAACGCAACTTCATTAAGAACCAAGCATCACCAAGCGGCATCTTGACCATCAACGGCAAGATTGAAAAGGAGCAGTTCAACAAGGTCAAGCAGCAATGGCGTGAAAAGAGCGAGGGGCTGGCAAACGTCGGCAAGACGCTGTTCATTCGTGGTGCGGAAACATCGTTCACAAAGATTGGTCTATCGCTGGGCGACCTCGACATGGAGAAACTCAAGACCCTGACCGAAGACAAGATTCTCAAGATGTGGCGCATGCCAAAGATGATTCTTGGCGACACCGACCAGGCTGGACTAGGCAAGAACAACATCGAAGCTGCTGACTATGTGTTCGCCAAGCGCGTCATTGACCCGCGCTTAATCCGCATTGACGACGCCATTCAAAACATTCTCAAACGAAACTTCAAAGACGATGTCATTCGCGTCGACCATGAATCACAAATACCCGATGACGTTGACCGTCAGCTTGAGGAAGACACCAAATCAGTCGGGCGATGGATTACAGTCAACGAGATTCGTGAGCGCAAGGGTCTGCCAAAGGTTGACGGCGGTGACACGCTATATGTTGAGTTCAACAAAGTGCCAATTAACGAAGCTGGAACAGATAACAGCAACAAATCGAGCAAGACAATTCGATTGACGGTAGCCACAAAGGACGCTACCGAAGACGCATTTTTTCGAAGCCTCGACGCAATCGACAGCAAAACAGTCAAAAGCTACAAGTCAAAGCTAAAAGCCGACCTCAAAGCTCAACGTGATGGTGTCATTGACAAGCTTTCTGCATACGCCGCATCAGTTGAAAAGGGCGAAGCCACTGCCAAAGCCTATGAAGAAGTTATGCCAAGCGACGAAGAAGAAGCAAACAAGACCCTTGTATGGCTCACGCCACTTATGCTTCTAGCCATCACACAGGGCGCAGAAGCTGCTTTGGCGCTCATGGACGCAGCGGAAGACTTCAACTTCAGTACAGGCGCTAGAAACGCCGCAGAAGCCGCTGCACGACGTGTCATGACTGACTTCACCAGCCAAACCCGCTCCAAACTCCAGCAAATTATTGCCGAGGGCGTGAACGCTGGTGAGAACCTTGAACAGCTGACAAAGCGAGTCAAAAAGGTGTATGATGACGCTATGGGGTGGCGCACTGACCGTCTTGCGGACAGCGAGTCACACAAGAACATCAACAAAGGCGTGCAGCTCGGATTCAAACAGGCGGGAGTCAAGCGAAAACGATGGGTTGCCCTCGGTGGAAACCCTTGCCAATATTGCCGAGCTATGGACGGAACAATCATCGACGTCGAATCAGCCTATGTGCCGAAAGGTGGCAGCATGACTGGTCAGGACGGCGGCGAGGTGGTTCAAGATTATGACGCTGTTGAGAACGCGCACGCGCACGCAAATTGTCACTGCTGGCTGTTTCCAGCATAAATAAGAGGGTAGGAAGATGAACATTCGAATCAAACGAGATAATGACAGAGCCTTGAACATAACCGTCACAAAAGACGATGTAGTTCAAGACATTACTGGTTGGACTGTTTATTTTGCCGTTAAGCGCCGCGTCAACGACACCGACGAAAACGCCATCATATTCAAGGAAGTGACCGTTCACACTGACGCTGTAAACGGCGAGACTGCCATTTCCATTGACGCCGCAGACACAGCAGACAAGAAAGTCGGCAGTTATTATTTCGACATCAAGATTGTCGACGACCAGGGCAAGAAGCAATCGTCTGAAACTGGCGTCTTTGATATTGTGCAAGAGATTGCAGATGGGGGTGCGTAATGCCTGGCGAATCTGACATCCAAATGACCATAGTTGAAGAAACACCAATCGTCATTGAGCTGAAAGAGACTGGCGCTCGTGGTGCTGATGGCGCGGCTGGCGGGCTGCAAAGTATTGATGCAGGCGATGGCATCGAGGTGGACAACACTGACCCTGAAAATCCTATTGTGTCGGCAAAGGTTGAGACTGTGCATGGACGTGAGGGTGACGTCGTGGCTGTGGCTGGCGACTATACTGACGAACAAGTGTCTGTCGATGACACTGACTTTTCCCCTATGGGTATCACTGGCAGCAATGTTCATGCGATATTGCTGTCAATTGTCACTGGATTTTCAGGAATAGTCGTCACAATACTTGATTTTATAACCACCAAGGCGTTCGATAAGACCGTCGATGACCTTGACGATGTCACCGCAGGTACAACCAACAAGCACTTCACTGGCATAGAGAAAACAAAACTTTCTGGAATTGCCACTGGCGCAACCGCAAACGACACTGATGCAAACCTAAAAAATCGAGCAAACCATACAGGAGCGCAAGCAATATCAACCGTAACTGATTTGCAATCAACGCTGGACGCAAAAGAATTGACTGCCAACAAAAACCAGCCAAGTGGATATGCTGGGCTAGGCGGAGATGGTAAGCTCCTTTCAGCTCAACTGCCATCCATCACTGTGACTGACACCTTTGTTGTTGCTTCGCAAGCTGCTATGCTCGCATTAAGCACTGCCGAGACTGGTGACGTTGCAGTTCGAACAGACGTCAACAAATCGTTTATTCTCAAAGGCACAAGCTATTCAACACTAGCAGACTGGCAGGAGCTGCTGACTCCAACAGACGCTGTGAGCAGCGTCAATGGGCGCAGCGGCGCAGTTACTGGTCTTGCTGAACAATCTAGCCTGCAATCTCACATCAGCGATACAGCGAACCCTCATGCAGTGACAAAGACACAGGTCGGCTTGAGTAACGTGCCAAACACCGACGCCACCGCTCGCGCTAATCACACAGGAACACAGCTCGCCGCCACAATTTCAGACTTTGCGAGTACAGTAGCAGCTCAAATTGCTGCCGCCGTCGGCGTCACGCTTCAGGCTTGGTCTGCTGCCCTTGATACATGGGCGACCAAGACCGCGCCAAGCGGCACTGTGGTCGGTACGACTGATACTCAAAAGCTTTCAAGCAAGAGAGTACAGGGTCGAGTTACCAGCATCACTTCGCACGCCACACCAACAATCAACACAGACAACTGCGCATTCGTTGATATAACCGCACTAGCCACAGCAATAACTAATATGTCGACCAATCTGACAGGCACACCAGACAACAAAGACCCGCTTGTGTTTGAAATAAAAGACGACGGAAGTGCGCGAGCAATAACATGGGGTTCGTCATTCGTTGCAGGTGGAATGCCGCTGCCAACAAGCACAGTAGCAGGCAAGCTGCTGACAGTAGGATTTTTGTACACTACGGCTAACGGACTCAATAAGTGGCGCTGTGTAGCCAGCGTTCAGGAAGCTTAAAGTGAAACATCCGATATTTTGCAGGACAAACGTCACAAATGCTAGCGGTATTACCTTTGCTGGGCTTCAATATAACATTGCATCAAGCTGGGATGCCAGCGAACCAAACGTTCGGCAGGTAGCAGCAGCAGATGGTGTGCTGTCGGGTTTTTATGTGATGCTGGACGGCGCTCCTGGTACGGCAGCGTCAGGGCGCGGATATGTCTTTGAGGTGATGAAGAATGGTGTTGCTACTGGATTAGCTGTGTCAATTTTCGATACCGCAACAAGCGGCGTGGACAACAGCGTGCAAGTGCCTTATGTGGCGGGCGACACCTTATCATTGAGGTCAACAGCTACACTCACACCAGCTTCACGCGGGTTCAGCTGTTCGTTTGACAATGAGTCATCAAATCAGAATTTATTCAGTGGCTCAACGGTGACTTATGCAAACAATGCAACTCGTTATCTAGGAATAATGATGTCGATTGTTGCCGCTAGTCCGCTAGGCGGAATTGCTTCTTTGATACCAACAGACGGCGTAATCAGAAATGCAAGAATAAGGTTTCCAAACGTGCCAGGCGCAACAAAAAGCTGGACAGTCACACTGGTAAAGAACGGCACAGACACTGCGCTCGTGGTGGTGTTATCAGGCACAAACAACGAAGCGGTCAATAGTGCGGACAGCGTTAGTGTTGTCGCGGGTGATGTAGTTTATTGGAAAGTCGTGCCAACTAATACCCCGACAGCTTCACGCGGTAGCATTGCATGTGAGTTTGTGCCTGCCATCCAGGGAGAATCTATACAATGTTCTAGCGTGTCAACAAATCAAAGTGCCACAAATGCAAACTACGTTGGCGTTGGCGCATCGACAACAAGCTACTCAACAGTTGAAGCGTCAAGGGGGAATCATACACCAACCATTCCTTATGTGCTGAAGAAACTTCGTGCATTGCTAGATACCGCACCAAGCGCAGGCAAAAGCTGGAACATCAGCTTGAGAAATAATGGCGCAAGTACAGGCGTTGCGGCAACCATTGCCGATGCCGCAACCACAGCTTCGGATGTTGTGAATGTGGCTACATCAGTAGCGAACACTTTGTTGAGCATCTTAATTCAGGGCGTCAGCACACCGACAGTGTCAGTTGGTTATTACGCTTTTGTAACGTACAAAGAGCCTGAATCAAACGGCAATTTCTTAATGTTCATGCGAGCTAAATAATGGATATGCGCAAATTCTATTGTCCGCACTGCCATCGCCTTTTATTCAAAGGGCATTTCGCTGACATAGAGATTAAGTGCAAGTGCAACGAGCTAGTGAGAATCAAGGTTTATACCGAGTCAGCTTTGTTATTGACAGCTGACAACACAAGCGATATGATTGCAACTGTAAAGCAATCAAAAGAGGTCGTTGAACCCGATTGTGAACCAGGTTCGGAGTAAAATCCGCTTGTTTCATAATCGGTTTTTTTGTAAAGAGGGAGTCAACATGTCAACAATAGCAGCAGTATTCGCAGGGTACGGAATCGAAAAAACAGCCGATGAAATGATTCGTTGTGGCGCTCACATTGAGACCGCTATCGCCGAAGAAGAAGTTGACGGCAAGACCGAAAAATATGCCGTTGAAAAAGCCACTGGCAAAAAACTTGCTTATGGCGAATTTGAGACGGTTGTTTCCAACAGCGACGAAGACCGCTACTTTGAAAAGATTCTCGTTGAGGGCATCGACCTCAAGCAAATCAAAAAGAACCCGACTGTCCTATGGGGTCACGATTATCGTGGTCTGCCAATCGGCAAAATCACAAAGATTTGGGTTCAGAATGGCGACCTGATGGCTCGCATCAAACTGTCTGTTGAGAAATACGACTTTGCAAAACAAGTCTATGAGCTAATCCTCGACGGCGCAATCAACGCTGTGTCGCTTGGTGGTCAAGTCAAGAAGTGGTCTGAAGATTACAGCACCATTGAACAGCTCGAACTGTACGAAGTTTCTGTTGTACCTGTCGGCGCTCACCGCGATGCACTCATAACTGAACGCAGCATGGGTGTGGATGCAGACAAAGCCAAGCAGCTTCGCAAGTCATTCGCTGACTTCGAACAAGAAGCAATGGTTGACAAAATGAAGTCTATGCCTCAAGATGAAATTAAATCGCACATATCTTCGCTCAAATCACTCACTTCGGCACTCGAATCCGCATACGCGGGGACGGCGGAATCCGAAGAGGATGAGAACGAAGCAGGAGCTGAAAAGCGTGTGCGCCGCCTAATCCTTGTTCGCAGCAATGCGAAAATCGTCGATAAGACTGCCGAATTGCTTATCGCATCCATCAACAATAAGTTAAAGTAAAGGAGCTATCATGCCTAAGGAAGATACTCAAACAATCGAAATGGACGAAGCCGCTTTGAAAAGCGTGTCTGAAGCCGTAGTTGCTGGTCTTGAGCCAGTGATTAAAAGTCAAGTTGAAGAAGCTGTGAAAGCAGCCGTTCCTGCCAAGGAAGAAAAAATCGTCAAGAAGAACGTAGCCAGTGGCGACGGAGATGCTGACGTTGACGGCGACGAAGAGGTCGAAGAGACCGAAGCCGAAAAGATTGCCAAGATGACGCCACAACAGCGTCTCATGCGTTCAGCCATCGCGCTGACAAAGGGTGACAGCACCAGTCTGAAGTCTTTGAACGCAGCTGCCATCGAGCTTCGTGAAAAAGCAGGTTACGCAAATAGTGATGTAAACGCCGACGGCAAGTACATCGTTGCTGACCCCGAATTCGAAGCCGAAGTTGAAAAGCTTGCCGAAGATTACGGTGTAGCTTTCACCGAAGCTGACGTTCGTCCTATTTCCAGCAACAGCATTAAGACCAACAAGCGTGGTAGCAATGTGACCATGTACGAAACTGGTCAAGGTGCAAAGAAGCAAGGCACAAAGCTCACCATCCAACAGATTCTTGTTGAGCTTCGTAAGTTTGCCGCAATCGCAATCAGCACCGATGAGCTGGTTGAAGATGCTGCCATTGACTTCTGGGCTGAAGTAACTCAAGGTTTCGCTGAAGAGCGCGCCCGAATCGCCGATGAGCTTGTGTTCACCGACGATGGTGGTAGCCTATACAACACCAGTGGTGTTGGTACAGGTATTCTTGAGACCGCTGGTATTGCAACCGAAACTGTCGGCACGACCATTCAGGACATCACATGGGATGACCTCATGAACGCCGAAGCCAAAGTTCCAACTCGCAGCGCCAAGAATGGTAAGCACTACATGCACCGAACCGTTTGGAATGTAGTTCGTCAGGGCTAGGACGACGAGGGTCGTTATCAGCTCGTTCCTGCTGCTGGTACGCAAACCCCTTGGGGTACACCAGTTGTCTTGGTCGATGTTCTGCCATCAGTTGCTGAAGACGGCAACAACAAAGGCTTTACAGTCTTTGGCGACCTGAAGCGCGTCAAGCTTTACGTCAAGCGTGGTCTTGTTCTCACCGAGGGCAAAGAAGCCACTGTGACCGATGCTGACGACGAGGAAGTCAACCTATACGAGCAAGACATGAGCGCCTTGCGTGCAGTGTCTCGAATGGTTGCCTTGGTCAAATTCCCTGAAGCTTTCTGTGTAGTCGGTACTGGAACAGTATCTTAATATCAACTAACGGAAAGGAACAGGTCACATAATGGCTAACATTCAAAACGTGCGAATCGGTGACTGCGATGTCTTCTTAAACGAAGTGCATCTCGGTCACACCAAGGGCGGTGTCGAGTTCACTTTCGAGCGAGAGTTCGAAGACTTGACCGTCGATAAGTATGGCAACATGCCTGTCGATATGGCGCTAACAGGACAGAACCTGATGATTAAGGCTTTCTTGGCTGAAATCACCAACGATGTCATGAACACTGTTGTGCCAGAGGGTGCATACGCCCTTGGTAGTTCCGACGACAAGCTTGGTCTTGGTCGGGACAGTGGCTACCTTTTACGAGCCGACGCAGTACCACTGCGCTTGCATCCTCGTAAAAACGCTGCAACCGATTACAGCGAAGAC